GAAATATGCCCAAAACCGCCTCACCTGGTTGCGATGTATTTGAGGATGCCCATAGTGGCTGCGTAGGCGATCCAAATCTTGGTCTCCTCCCGGAGAAGCCAGGAGCATTCCTCCTTGTTATCATAGAAGAAATTTTCCAAAAGCACCGCAGGGCATTTGGTCTTGGAGAGCATATAGAAATTCTCCTCCCAATCCCTATCCCCGTCCGACATATCCTTCCGGATCTTCCGGTTGGCGAAGATCGCCTCAAACCAATCGTATAGGCACTCCGACAACTTGTCCGCCTTGGTGATGCCCTTGGAGGTGTAGCAAGACCATCCCTTGGCGGTCATCCACTTTGAGCCGTTCCCGGCTGCGTTTGCGTGAACGGACACCAGGATCACATTGGATGCACCCAGGTCGGTGCATACCTTGTTCACCCGCATTGTGCGAGTCTTGAGTGAGATGTCATTGGTCTCCTTCACAACGAGATCGGCATCAATGCCCCTGGAGACAAGGTTGTCCAGGAGGATGTCAGCAACCTCCCTGTTCCACTTGTATTCCAGGAAACTCCCATCCGGAGACCTCTTTCCGGGAGTGTCTATCCCGTGTCCGGCATCTATCAAGACCTTCATTTCTCTTCGATCAGTTTCTGCAGTCCGTAGGTGGCGAGGGTGGAGGTGAGTTTGTCAACCTGTGACCTCAACTCCGTGATCTCCTTCCGCAGCTCCGCATTCTCCTGCAGCACCGTTTCAAGCCTCGCCTTATTGTCATCGGCAAGGCTCTTGTAGAATTCCAGGCTCTCCTGCATATTGGAGATAAGGTTGTTATCCACCTCCGCATTGTATTTCCTTTTTGTGAAAAACCAGGTTGTGAAGGCGGAGGCGAAGGCGGTGATGGCACTTGCCAAAATGGTGATCCAAGTCTCTTCCATCGTTCAGTTCGTTTTAGTGGATTGTAGGTATTAGTATATTGCGTAGTCCTCGTTGAAGTCATCATTGAAGTCTGCGAAGAATTCCGGACAGGTATCATCAACGGGGACGGACAGGGTTACATTGCAGTACACCCCGGCACATATATCTGCGAATCGTTGGTTGAAAACCTGGAATGTGTAGGTTGTCTCGGACACAACATCGTAGTCCTCCAGGGATCTGATGATGTTGTTGAGTGTTTGGATGCCCGTTGACTGAATCTCAACCTCGTTTGACTTGTCGGCAAGAAGCCTGTCCACATAGAAGAAGGTGAAGGTATAGTCAATGAAGGATGAGCCAAGCTGCGTTGCGTGTTGTCCCTGCAACCAGGCGAAAACCCCGTACTTGGCATCCGGCTTCGCATTGAGCCGGAACACATCGTTGCGGACAACCATATTGACGGACGGCTGCTTCAACGCAACCATCTCAATCATCTTGATGACCTGTGCCAAAGTCATATCTCTATCCCTTTATGTTGCGACCTCTCGCCCCACCGAGGAAGATCCCGCAGGAGGCTGCGGATTTGAGATTAGCCTTGATCCGGCTGCAATCGCAGTCTTTCAGCTCCGGGAATGCCTGGCGGTTGTTGAGGAGGAAGTTCTGCAGGTCAAGGCAATAGTTGTCAGCCTTCGCCTGGTAGAAGTATTTCTGCTTGGCGATCTCATCCTGGGTTGCCACCTGGAGATTCTCATCGGTGGATTTTGCCACACCGAAATTTACTACCTTGTAGCTGATGCGATCAACCACCTCCACGATTGTCGCATATGCGAGATAGTATTGGCATCGGTCAAGGAGATCCTTGTATGCTGCATTCACCGCCAAGTTGATTTGGCTCTCCTTGACAAGTTCCTTCAGCTTCGCCAGGAGGCAGTCACCGAGGATGCCCCTCAAGCCGATCTCCTGTGCTTCACGCAACGAGGGCAGGAGGTATTTCCCGGAGAGGTTTTCGGAGACATTCGTTGTCTCCTTGATGAATTTCTCGGAAGATAAAAGAATCTCTGCCATATCAGTTCACTTTTTGCTCGTTCGTGCCTTCCAGGGAGAACGGGGTGATGGTCAGCACACCGACCTTCCCATAAATCCAATCGTAGGTGTCGCAGATGAGCCTCTGAATCGGTCTGATCTGCGTACGGTTGTAGAGTTTGAAGGATTCCTCATACTGCTCATTGGCGAAGCCGTTTCCCTCCGTTGGAATACCGAAGAGGTTTGGATTCGCCCGGAAGGAGGTGAAGATCTGCTGCCTGGAATGCTCGGAGAGAGCCTTGTATCTCTCACCGAAATCCTCCACCTTGAATTCCACGATGTCGGTTTGGGATTCCTTGTTGGGATTCCAGGAGAGCATAATCCGCCCTCCGTTCTTCGCACCGCAGAATTTCTCGTTGACATCATTTTCGATCTCATCCTTGACCTCCTGGGAAGGCTCTCCGTTGTTAAAGTTGATAACGGCAGATGATACGAAATGATTGTTGATGTCTGAAATATGGAAGTCATCAATGAGCCGTTCGATCTCACAGGCTTTTACTGCTGCCCCATACCGGGGTTGAGGATAGACCTGGGTATGGACATCCTTCACGAAAACGATGGAGGATGCGTTTGCATTCTTCTGCTCATCGGTGAGTGCATCCCAATTGGGGATGTGCATAAATGCGGGATAGGTGATGGTGTCCTTCTTGCCCCTCTTGTTCCAATTCTCGCAGTAGTAGAACACATCGCCTTCCTTGTTAGTGCGGAGGAATCGCATATCAATGTAGTGGATCTCCGCCACCCGTCCGCCAAGGTCACGGATGACCTGCATGGCGAATCCTCCGTAGATCTCATAATCCGTTGCGATGCACCGCACCTGCTCCCGGATGGTCTCTCCGCCCCGTGTCATAAACCCGGCAGGGAGGGATTCATTCAACGGCAAAATGGTCACCTCATCGCCCGTGATGAAGTCAACATTGCCGAGGATTATTGACTGCAGAGTTGGCACACTCTTGAAGAGTTCCAAGAGATAATCCGGGAAGGCATTGGAATCACCCCACTGCACCATATCCTTACCTGGGAGAACGGTCTCCTTGGGAGAGACCACATAGGTCTCCACATATTGGTCAATGGCAGCGAATCGGAAACTCCCGGTCACCCTTTCATTAGGATTCGTATTGTTCATATTCTATCGGTTTTTCGTATTGCCCCGGACGGGAGAATTCGCCCAAAACGAGCAGTCCCCTGGAGAGGATCTGATCATCAGCCTGTACGGAATATTCGTATTCCCCGGTGGGACATCCCTCCGGAACGATGACCGACAAATGGAAATACAGGGAGGAGATGTCCAGGTCAACCACCTGGAGATCCATCTCCGTAGCAAGGTCAATCGTTGACTTTGCCGTGAAGGTGAGATCTCCCTCCGGTATCGTGCCATTCTTCGGCACAAGCAGGGTTTGTGCTTCTTGTGTATTCTGCAGGTAGAGCATCCTTGTCTTTTCCGTTATATAGATTTCAAATGAAAATCGTATAACAAAAAAGACCTGCCTCCGGGTGGAAACAGGTCTTTGGTTAGAAGGCGGAATGGTCTGCTATGCGGAGATTCCTGCGATGATGGAGTCATCAACCTCCATAGGCATCTCTGCGGAGTCACCCTCCAGGGTAATGGTGTATCGGTTGGCATCGGAGCGAGCCGTTCCGGTCTGACCGTCCCCGGCAGAGGCATTGACAGGCTCATCATAGCCGAGAAGCCAATAGATGCCGTTCGCATCCTTCACGATTACACGGAGGTCAGCAAGGGCGAGGGCGGTGAGTTCCACCCTGGCGGTGGTGTTCATCCGGTTGAACTGAAGGAGAAGCTGCGAGGTCACATACTTGACACCGGAAGCCGGATCAATGGTGTAGGTGGAGGTGAGGCTTCCCGTGTTCTTGGCGAAGTTGTAGGACTTGAATTTTTTGCCTGTGTCCATCGTGATCCCGGTGATCACACCGGAGGTGATGGTGAAGGACACCACATCATCGTAGTTCGCCACAAGAGCCTCCACGATGCCACCACGATTGGCATAGCAGTCTTTTGCAAGTCCGGCAAGGGATTGAGTGCAAGACATATCTGAATTCAGTTTAATGCGTTAAAGAAAAGAGGGTGGGGTGTTTCCCCACCCTCCGGGATCTCTTGGATTGTTACGGGAGTCTATTCACCCTCGGAAGCAGGAGCAGCACAAGGGCAAGCACCCATCGGAACAGGAGCATCATCCATCACACCCCAGGCAACATCCTCGGAGAAGTGATAGGCAACACCCGCATTGAATTTCACCTGGTAACGATAAACACGGTTATCGGCACTCCACCACAGGTCAACCCGTTCGTTGTCATTTTCCATATCAGTGCCAAACACCAGGTTGTCACCCCAAGAGCCAACGATGGCATTCGTGCCGGAGAGACCGGGAGTCTTGATGACACGGACATCAGTGCCGGGGAGGATGAATTCATCCTTCGCACCGTTGCCCATATCGTAGTGGAAGTAGTTCAGCACCACCAGGTCATTGAGCAACGCACGGAAGATGGCAGGATCAACGAAGATGATGCCACCCTTCTCCAATGCCCTGTCGGACATTTGGAAGTAAACCGCCTTGACCGCATCGTATGCACCCGTGACACCCGTGAGGGTGACGGTGACGGTGTTGCCATCCGCACCAAACTGCGTGAGGAAGCCGTCAATGAGGTCGGAGTTTCCGGTGTCACCCTGCCAAATGAGGTTTTCGATGCCCTTGCGGATGGAGTCCAGGAGGGCATTCATAATGTAGGCTTCGAAGGGGAGTTCGTGTTCGGTAGCAGCAACACGCACCTTCCATTCGCCCCACTTGCCGAGGAGGGATTCTTCGCAGATCTCACCATCTTCCTTGATGGTCGCAACCTCAATGGGTTTCTGACCGAGGGCGATCTGATCCAGGGGATTGAAACCGCAGGAAGAGCCGTCCTGGAATTCTCCGGTGAAACCGAGATAGTTCAGATAGGCGGATTTCTTGATGCCCGTCTGAATGCCGATGAAACGGCGAGTGCCATCGTTGGGAAGTCCGATGGAGGCGATCAGCAGATCCTCGTTGTTCTTCACATAATCCGGAAGCGAGGAAACGAGAAAGTTAGTAACAGCCATAGTTGCAAATTGTTAATTGGTTTGACTTTTTCCGTTAAATAGATAAGTGCAGGATGCCGTAACATTTTTATTTCACGGCATCAACATAGCGGGAGAGGCGGTCAAGTCCCTTGACTCCGGTCTTTTCCGTCTTTCCTGCGGTGACAACCTCCTGGTGTGCGGGTTTCGCAGCCGGGGTTGCCTTGAGTTTGGCATTCTCCGCCTTGAGTGTTTCGTTCTCCTTCCGGAGTTCCTCCGCCTCGGTCTCAAACGGGGACTTGTAGTCCATAGGGACAAACATCAGCTTGACCTCGGTCTCATCGGAAGCCTCGGCAGATCCGTCCTCGTTCCACTTGATGACATAGCGGAAGTAATGCTCTTCCCAGGTTTCGATGTCGAAGGCATTGATGACTGCGAAGTCATCACCCGCCTCAACGAGCCACCATTCCTCGGATTCGCCCCGGACGGCATAGATCGCCTCCCGGATCTTCTGCATCTTCTCATCGTAGGAGTCCTCAAAGGCTTCCTTGATCCTGCGGAACTTGGAGACCTTCTTCTCCTCCTCGGAGACCTCCGCCTTCTTGTCCACGATCTCGGTCACGATGCCGTCTGCGACCTTGATGACCTTGCCGTCCTCGGTGGTGTAGTCACCATCCGGAGCAGGATTCCTGTTTCCGTCCTCATCGGTGATGTACACCGCATCCCCGGCTTTCAGATCCTCCTCCTCGTTGTCCCACTCCAGCTTGCCCTTGTCGGTCTGAATCATCTCGGTCTCCTCCGGCTCGTTCTGCGGTGCGACCTCGGCTTCAGCATCCTTGATCTCGGAGACCTTGCCGTCAACAACCACAATGACCTTGTTGTCATCGGTGCGGTAGTCACCATCCTCGGCATCCGTCCGGTTGCCTTCCTGGTCAACGATGTAGACCGCATCGCCCTCTTTGAGGTCATCCTCTCCGTCCCAGGCGAGGACACCCTTGTCGGTGGTCACATTGCCCATCTGCAGGTAAGCAGTAATGAGCGAGAAAAGTTTCTTGAGTTTGCTCATTTTTTTGATTCTTTTATGGATTTTTTCAAACATTCCGTGCAAGTCTTTCACGATCTCATCCACCTCTTCCACATCGGTCTCCGGGACTAAATCGAAGTAGCCTTCCAGGGAGAATCCCTTGTAAGTCCCCGCCTTGACCTCCTCCCAAACCTCATCGTTGGTGATGTGGAATTCAGCGAAGAGAGAGCCGTCCGCAATGTCATCGAAGCCTTCAACGGACACCCCGTCACCCTTGATGAAATACTGCACCATATAGATGTCCGGCAAGTCCTCTCCCTGGTGCATCGCATTGAGGATGTTCTGCCTGGATTCGGCAAGGTATTTCTCCGCCATCTGCCGGATGGTGTCCGCCTTGTAGATGATGTAGTATTCTCCCATCTGCTCATCCCTGCGGTAGATGGGGAAGTCCGCCCGCATCACCACACCCCGGACAAGCCTCTTCTCCTCATCGGTGATGGAATACATCTGCATCTTCCTGGAGGCATCGAATGCCTGGAAGTTGGACATCACCGCAGGATCATCCACCAGGGAGATCTTCATCATCCCGGTGGCTTCATCGGTGATTATGGCATCATAGACCGGGATGCCTCCTATCGTTACAATCATAACTGCGTTTTCCGTTATATATAATTTCTGCTTATATCGTAAACCTCCCGTCAGAAGGAGGACTCCGCCACCTGCACCTTGATCTGCTCCTGGGATGCCTGGATGTCATCGGCAAGGATGTAAACCCTCTGCTTGGATGCCATCTGATTGAGCCTGTCCTCCTCGGATGCGGAGGTCACCGTCCGCACATTCTGCACATTCGGTTGCAGGGTGGGTGCGGATACCATCGCAGAGACGGACGGGGAGGAGTTGCCGTTGGTTGACACATCGGTTGCCTTCATCTTGGCGATCTCCGTCATACCCGCCAGGGTGATGGCTGCTGCCTCTGCTGCACCGACAATCTGCCCGTAGGGAGGAGGGATGGTCTCCGAGGCTTGCATAAACGCACCGATTGCACCGGAAATGGTGTCAATGGTGGCTGCTGCGATCCGGAGAGCCTTGATCTTGTTCGCATTCTTCTCTGCGTTCTCGGAATCAGATTCGTACATATCGGCAATTGAGCCGAGGATGGAGGAGGTGTTCTTCGCAACGGACTGCAGGACTTTCTTCTTCGCATCTGCAATCACCTTGGTCTTTTCCAGGTCTCTCTGCCGTGCCTCCTCCTCTTCCTTGAGTGCATTCTTCAAGGATTCCACCTCCGCCTGGAAGGTGGAATCAATCTCCCCCTGGAGTTCCGCATCCAACTCCTTTTGGGCATCCGCCAGGTTTTCACCCCATTCACGCATAGCCTGTTTCCAGGCATCGTTCAGCTTGAGGGCATCCATCGCCTTCTTGAGCATCCCGTCCGCAAATGCCTTCCCCGCATCCTCTCCAAGTTTCTTCCCGGTTTCCTCTACCTTCTTCTTCCTGGAGGATGCACCCGCCAGGATGGTGTCCGCAGCTATCTGCCCGGCTTTGAAGTTTTCCTTGAAGGAGAAGCCGTTCTGCATCTCATCAGTGAATGCCCTCGCAGCATTGCCGAGTCCCTTCACTCCCTGCTCCTTGAAGATCTTGACGGCTTCGATGACACCCTTGAACGGTGCGACAACGAACTTGAGGACGGCATTGCCCACACCCATCACTCCCTGGATCACCTTGTTGATGAGTCCGGATGAGCCGAGGAAGGCGGACACCTTGCCGATGAGGTCAACGAGGATGTCAACCACCCTGTCCAGGATGCCGGAGAGGAAGTCCATCACGGGTTGCAAGGCTTCCATCCCCTTCTTGAGGGCAGCCGTTGCCTTC